TTCTAAAAACGCAAGACCTGAGCAAGTCTAAAAACTGCTCCACAATTGGTGCGTTAGAATAGTTGGTTAATTCGCTACCCTGTCACGGTAGAGATCACGGGTTCAAGTCCCGTACGCATCGCAGCTAAATGCCCGCAGATGTGAAGGCAGCTTTTGTGATTTACGACACATTTTTAAAATCCCGTAAAAATGCTTGTAAATGTCAGTCAGGTCCGCTATAATACTCCACATAACAACGAAAGGAATATAATGGAAAATACTACAGAGGTCCCAACGACCTACAATGCCAATGTTCTTGTGCAATACAAGGATATCACAAACGGTGAAGTTACATTCCCAATTATCAAGGTTACTGACCTTGAGTGGAAATTGGAGCGTATCAAAAACTTGGAAGACCACTTGTCTCGTTCACAAGGCACCATTACAAAGATTATTGATAATCTAACTATGGAAAGTTGGTTCAATCCTAATACAGAGAAAGAAGAGATTCTTCGTGACCTTTGTTCAATTCTAGACCATACTCCACAACAGGAAATGTCTTGGACCGCAACTCTTACAGTATCAGGAACTACAATGGTAAATCTTGAAGATGTAGAGGACTTCGACATTCGTTACCACCTTGGCGATAACCTTTCAGTTGATTCAAATGATTTCGATACTAATGTCGATTCATGGGACATTGACTTAGTTGATAGTCAGGATTGGAACTAATGTATTATCAGTTACAAGCACCTAGTGGTGCCGCCTGTAAGGCGGCCTACTGGGAGGCTGAGTTCTCTGGACTAGACCCTTATTATCTTGAATCAAATGTATTTGAGTTAGGGACTGGAAATATTGAAAAGGTTTCAGCCTTGATTTCTAAGTATAACTTGGATATACTAGTGGAATCGGATTATCAGCCAACAGGCTACACTAGGAGGTAATATGGATTACAAAGATGGTTTTGAAGATGGTGTTAAGTTTACTCGTGAAGTTATTATTAATAACATTCGCTCGTGGGCAGAAAGCCATGATGATGGCGCAGTATTAGACTGGGTTGCAGACAAAATCGAATTTGGGACATTAGACCATGACCTCTGAGGATCTAACTAGATGGATTAAATGTGATGCTGAATGCCCAGCTCAGGCTAAGTATTTAGCTAAATCAATTAATGGTGAGCTATTCTTTTGTGGCCACCATTTAAATAAGAATAAGGCCGCTATTGACAGTTGGGCCTTTGAAATTATAGAATTGGACAAGGTTGAAGAGACCCCCAAACCCAAAAAACAACGACGACGAAAGGAAGTAACAAATGGGTGACAGAGCAAACTTCGGATTTGTACAGCCGAATGGAAACACAATTGTACTATACGGACATTGGGCAGGCGCAGGCATGCTTGGACGGTTGGCGGATGCTGTAATTAGTGCACGGCCAAGGTGGAATGACCCTTCATATGCAACACGTATCGCTATTAGCCAGATAGTAGGAGACCAATGGAATTCTGAAACTGGATGGGGACTACATGTAAATGAAGTTGGTGACAACGAGCACAAGATTGCTATTGTCGACTGGGAACAGCAGACATTTAGTCTTCACGAAGAGGATTCATTCTTCAACACTGATAATAAGGTCCGTGGTATGAGCAATGAAGCAATTTTCGTAATGGACCTTTCTTCATTCTGTGAGAAGTACGCAGTCAATCAATTACTCACAGTTTAATATGTTATAATTAATGACGGGCCTGGTCCCGTCATTAGACAAGGTGCCGCTATTAGCGATATCCGCAAGTGGCTAAGTAAGGCAGCGTTTACTTAAATTCCTTTCGTTTGGCTAGCAGCCTTGTTATCTTCAAGATCCTCCAGCGTAGTGACCTGGAGGATTTTTGTTGCCCGCAGTATCTGAGGGTACCCTATGCCTGTTACGACTGTCAAGTAAATTCCCTGGAAATTGTGAGCTTTTGTGAGATTTGTGATCTAAACCTCATATTCGTGTGAGATATTGTCAAATGTCAGTGGGGGGATGTATAATAGGACCCATAATCACGAAAGGAATATAAAATGCCAAATTGGTGTTTCAATGGTCTTACAATTGAAGGTAATCCTGATTTAGTAAATGACCTTGTAAAACAAATGAATAAACCATTTGTAATGTTACATGATTCATGGAATAAAACTACTGGAAATATGGAAGTATCTCAAACTACTTATCCTAATCCTGTATTTGCTTTCTATAATATTTATAACCACCGCCAAGCAGGTATTACTGATTTAGAATATGTTTCACAACCTGTTCGTTCTAAATTAGATGTATCTGATTCTAATTGGTGGAATGATACACAGGAATTAGCCAAGACTGATAAATCTTGGTATAACTGGAATATAACTAATTGGGGAACAAAATGGGATGTTGCTGTACCAGCAGAAGATAGTTATAAAAATACATATATTGAAGGTCCTACTGAAAATGGAGAGAACTTAGTAGTTTATTATAATTTTGAAACTGCTTGGTCTCCACCTGTTCCTGCCCTCGAAAAATTGTCTGCACAATATCCTAGTTTATTGTTTACTTTATCTTATGAAGAAGAAACAGGCTGGGGTGGCGAAATGGAATTACTTCGTGGAGAAGTTATATCTATTTCAGAATATGAGAACAAATGCAGAGATTGTGATGCAGAAAACTGCATGGAGTACTGCGACAATGATTGTGGAGAAATCTGCAATGTATGTAATTGGCTTGGCGAGGCAGACCTAGAATGTGTCGCAGAATGTCAGACCCATAAGATATACTTGGACGAAAGTCATACACCAGAATATAGAAAGGAAGCACTAGACAATGCAACACGGAGCATTTGATGACGAGAATGAAATGGTAATGGGAGCAATTATGTCTGATATTGCTGACCAACTTCTAGACGATTGGGTTCAATCTAATTTAGATGAGGGACAGTTATATTCAGATTATCAAATTGCTAGCAGATGTGATAGCAATTATCTCAAAGGTAGATTTAATCAGTTTTATGATTTAAAACCTGAAGACCAATATTATGTGGAGGTAAATGAATAATGGAATCAGAATATATTAATAGAAAAGAACAATTAACTACTTATCTTCTATTGCATGCACAGTCTTTAAATCAAGATTTAGATATGATATCTAATCGTATGGAACTTCTTGACCCCGCTTCAAAAGAGTTTGCTGAATTAGACATTGAGTATAACTTCACAAGCGGCCAAGAATCTGCTACAATGCATATCCTTCAATATGTAGAGGAGATAATGTGAATACGCTAGAACTAGAACCACACCTGCAGAGACAGGTAGACGCTGGGTCCTCTGGGACCGATATCTTGCACGGGCATTTAAAGACGCTCATGCTTGACGCAGAACGGGAATTAGAAGAAGCACAGCGTGTGGAGGATGATACCGAAGAGGCCATTGATTCCATGGAGCGGAAGTACTGGGAAGGCCAATGTGACGCTCTAACTTATATTTACCAAATGACATATGCATTAGCATTCGCAATCGACGAAAGGACAAAGAAGAATGGCTGAATTAGATCTGCAGGACCAAACACGTAGGGACGACATCTATAATGAACTAAATCAGATTGTAGATAAGATTACAACTCTTCCCGTCTTCCCGTCATTGCTGTGGGTATGGACATTTGATGTAATGCGTAATATCTACGAGAATAATCAATATGATGACCTTGCTGAAAATGATTATGTTGATGAGGCTGTGCCTAGCGGCATAACTCTAAAACAAATCTTCGATAAGTTCTGGGAAGATGTAGACGGCATTGGCCTAAGCATGGACCTTGGAGATGAAATCATTGAAGAGACGCTTCGTGATTGGATGAGGGACAACGATTTCCTGGTTGCCCTAGATGAGGACGAGTGGCTGGATGACTAGATACAGAGTATATGGCGACAAGACTCACAAGTACTATATAGATGTGGAGGCCAGCTCAACAGATGAGGCCTGGGACCTTGCACTGCAAATGAATTCGATATGGCACGACGTCGAGACAGACGACGTAATCGAACCATATTCGGTTGAAGAATACAACTAAATAAAGATAACTGAGCTAGGCGGACGAAATGGACATTTCGGACATGGCTCTGGGCAAAGGGCCCAAAATATGTCTTACGGGGGTATTTACAAATTCCCGAAATTCATATATAATATACATAATAACTCATCATGAAAGGATGAAAACATGTCAACACCAACAACTACACGTGAATATCTAAAGGCCCAGGGAATTACTGTGGGCAAGCGTGGCCGCTTCTCAGCTGCTGCAAAGAACGCAATTGCAGAGGCTTCTAAGAAGGGCGTAGTATTTACTGACGGTAAGAACGTCAAGTAAACAAATGTGGGCCCCTGCGACCTCTGGTGGGAAACTGGGAGGGTTGCGGGGGCTCACCCTTTTTGATATAATGCTAACAAAGAAAGGCGGACACAATGGCTAAATCATCAGAAACTAAAGTAGCAGAGAAGTTGGCGGAAGGACTAAATAATCATACCTTTTCTCCAGCAGTTTTGGCAAATATCCTAACTACATATTACCCAATATACACACAAGATAGACTAATGGAGTTAGTCAAATGGATAATCAAATATAACTCTCTAAGAATGACAACTGAATGGGATAAGGGACAAACATCCGAAGGATTAATGTTAGCAGATGCCCTCAATGACCTCATCGTAGCAAAATACGGGGAGGAAGTGGTAGAAACAAATACCCTTGCAGATAATAGATATAGAGATCCAAAGTATATAATGGATTTGGATAGCTTCTAATAAATTAAATCTAGCCCAATTGGCACATATATCTTTAATTAGATATATGTGCTTTTTGTTGTGCAAAATTATGGGCCAAATTGTTGTTTTACGAACAATTTTTAAATATCCTGGAAATTTATAGCATTTTAGATCAGAATTGTCAATAAATATAACAGAATGTTATATAAATATGACAAAATTGATCAAAATCATATGGGCCAATATGCCATTTTACGAAGAAATTTTAAATATCCTGGAAATTTTGGCCTATATCTATTGACAAAATTTGATCTATATGCTGCAATTGACATTACGTCCCATCATTTGATATGCTCAATTACTCATATATCTTTTTGTTATATAAATGATAGTAATTAGATCTAAATTAATAGTATGATTCTCCACTTTACTCCACAATACTCCACTCATATAAGCCTTATAAGGCTATTAGAGAGGAGAATAAATGGAGGGGGATACTAGAGATTGTCTACTCTTCAAATGAAATTTGTGTAGCCCATATAGCGTCTTGTTCTTTATCTTCAGCTATTTTTGGGCAATATTCAGGATTCTTATTACATCTTGGAAACAAGGGTGATTTATCGCATTTACATAGTATAGACATTAGTCTATTGTACTATTATCTTTCTTATGCCACCCGCCGATATTTGGATCCATCATATGATCTGGGACTTTCTTGCCATTGGGATATATATAATGTAATATTCCTGGTTGACTAGTATCTAGAATTACATCATCTGGTTTCTTATAGTGATCTTGGCATACGTATAGGACTTTATGCTTATCTGCATTTATCCCTATTGATTCCGCCCCACAATTATAACATTTAGATATAAGTTCTTTATTTTTCTTCCTGAGCATATTCAGGTATGCTCTAGTCGCTAAATCTATCTGCCTGGTCATATTCCTCTTCCCATTCAAAATCTTCAAATGCTTCTACTAAATCATTAAATGCTTTATAGGCAGCAAATCCTGCCGCAAGAGCAGCTACTGCCAATATGATCAATTTTTTCATCTCTACTTTTTCGCCTCACTTTTCGCTTCACTTTTCGGATTAATTATGTCTAATATAATTAATTTCATACCTAATGCATTAGGTTGTGCAGGAGTATCTATACTTATTTCTTCTATGGCTTTAGCAATACGGGCTCTTTCTTGCTTTACCGCCTTCGCACAGCCGTTGCAAGGGCATTTCCACTCAGTCATATTGTTTTTTCACCCAGAACCTTTTCTTATAATTTGTCCTATTAAAAGTCCCTGGAATGTACTCTTCATCATCCTCTAAGGGACTGTAAATCTTTTTTTCAAAAGACCTATTCTCTTCTATTTCTTTTTCTGTATAATTTTTTATATCAATCTCCCAATCTTCATTTTTAATTGGGATTATTTGAGTAAATGGAGTTCCAGAAGGAATTACTCCCTCAAAATCCTTTTTTATAAAAAATGGCATCCGCCCTCTTTGATTGTATACTTCTGCATCTATGAATCCGTTTATAGATAAAAATGGAAGATCAAATCTGTTTAAGGGATGAGTCCATAAGGTGGTGTAACCCTTTGGAACTATAGGCATCCAGTTTAAAATCCACACAAAATTTAATTCTTCATATCCAGGTGGAGTAGGAAATCCTGTTTCATAACCTCTTATATTACAAAAAAATCCACACTCTTCTTGATTGACTATTTTGTAGACCCCATCCACTTTAGCAATTTCAATATCCACTGGCGTCTTTAACACATATCCAGATATTGCTGCGTCTAAAATAGCAGGGCAAGACTTCCAAGAAAGAACTTTTTCAGCTATATGTTTTCCTTTGTGTGTAGCAAACATTATCGCATACAAGCCATTTTCATGCTTTTTGTACTTATCTGCAGAAGAAAACCATTCTGGAATATTTTTTTTAGCTGCTTCTGGCATGTGCTCATTTCCAATATTTTCTTTTCTCTTGGAATGAAAAACTATTTTATTGGACAAATTTAATCACCTTAAATGCATCACCAGTTTCATAGTCTATATAATCCCAATGATATTGTTCGTGTTCTAATTGAACATAATCTGGATCTACCGTCCCAGTTTTTTCCCAATATGGAATGCCATTATCATCATAATCGTTCCAAGATTTGCCAGACATGTCCCAATCAATTTTGTAAAAGGTTCCATACCTACGATACATCGGCCATAACAATTTATAAATAGCAGAATTAATTGTTTGTCTAATTCCTTTATCTATTCCATCTTCATCTAGCCATGCTGCTCTCATTACCGCTGCAGACGCTCTTGATCCTGCCCAATTGGCTATCCATCGTAGAGGTGGTTTTGAGTTATGCTCAACTACGGAGTTGTCTAAAATGTTCCTTGCTTCTTTCATGCTATCTAATTGATCCATTAGTATCCGCCACAACATTCATTTCTAGTATGATAAAGCCGTATCTTTGTCATAGTTTTTTTATTAGGTGCATATAGGTCTTCTTTGCAACAACCACATTTCATGTGCCACTCTTTAGCAAAAAAATCATACACAGCCCCAGTATAATTTTTATATTTATTTGAAATAAAAGTTTCAAAAGGGTCTGGTATATCGTAAGAGATCATTAATAAATTATATAATTTATTAAAAAGTCTGTCAATAGGTTAAGTAGTCTTTTGAAAACCTATTTGGACATATGTCTGATTCATAAAAATCATTTGAATACACGAAAGCACTATGGACAAGTCTTTCTTTACCTCTGACAGCATGTACTGCATGAGTATATTCTTCTGAGGCTGGGAAAACTAATATATCTCCTGGCTTTACTTTAAACTTAATTGGTTTGTTTTTAAATTCAACTTCTCCGCCAGTCCATCCATCATTTAAAGCTAGCGTAAACCCTAAAGTTGTATATTGTCCAATTGGACCACAGTCTGGGTGATTTTCATAATGATAATATAGGCCCCAATCGCCTTCTGGCAAATATTTTGTTATATATGGAACCGCATTATATTTTTCATTATCATTGTCAAGTAAATCTCTGAGCCTTCTTACAACGATATCCCACCAAAAATCTTCTTCAGAATCTAAAGATCCAGTAAGTCTTCTAGATACTCCGCCACCCTCTTTTAAAACCTCTAAATCTTTTTCATTAAATTCGTCGGCACCATTTCCATCATCATTGATTAAACGCCATTCAATAGTAGAAGAAAGAACCCTCTCCACCTCTTCTTGAGATAAAAAGTTTTCAACATAATATATATTTGGATCTATATATATTTTATTGAATTGGGACATGTACTATATTTTCTTGGTAGAATTTGGTTGTTGGATTATAAAACCATTCTTTTAGTTTATCTACAGGCAATATTCTTTTTTCAGACTTTTCCAATCCTTCACTAGCAAATAAAAATTCTACTAAAAAGTCACCATCTTCGTTTTTTTCCCAGGCAACTCTTCCGTTTTCTGTTACAAATGAATAATCGTATTCTTCACGGTTTTCATCTAGTCCCTTTGAGCTATCTACTGGCACAAAAACAAATAAGCTTGCATACTCTATAAGTTCTTCTGCTGTTCTTGCAGGCTCATATGCCTTTACTTCTTGTTCTGGATTAATGTCATTCCACAGTGTTACTTCACCTGCTGGGATTAAATTACCCTCTACCTCATTTTCAATAGAATTGTTTTCTGACATGGCTACTCCTCTTTTATAATTTGATCTACAACAACTCCTGGCGGAACTGTTCCATTTTTTATTGCATTTTCTTGATTTCTTCTTGCATTACATTTTATGTCTGCAGAAGTTAAGCTTTCCATCAATCCCTCTGGAAGTTTTTCTGGGTCATCCAGCCCTACATATGGATCATCTAAAAGCGGGTGTGCCACTCCATCCTTCCATTGCTGTTTCAATTGATACTGATGAATTCTTTCTTTAAAAATTAATCTTTCCCATTCTTGAAGCTGTGCCTCTGAATACCATGCATCTGCATAATCCCAAAAAATAACTATGGTGTACCTTGTTCCTTTAGTAATTTCAGATACGCTATGAATATTTTCAACTCCGCCAGGGAATGAAACAAAAGATCCTGTGGGTGGCACAACATCTAAATCGTGATCTCTAAATTTTAAAACTCCACCTTCATAGTCTGGCTGACTGTTCAAATAAATTCCAGAGTATTGCTTGTTATCTGCCCATCCCATATCATTTCCATCTAGGTCTGTATTATCAGAATGATCATTTGCATATGCTCCAACTTCCCATTTTTGAGCATGCATACTATTAATTTTCATTGGTCTTCCAGCAGCATCGGAGCAATACTGAATCATTCTTTCTCTCAGGTTAGCCATATATTCTTCAGTTATAGAAGTGCCATGCTCTTTATTAAATGGAGAGACAACATGCATTCCATATGACCCATAAAAACAAATAAAGCGCCATTCCTCTTCATTTGCATTAAAGAATTTAATTAACTCTTCACACTCTTCTTTAGATATAAAATTGTCGTACTGCCAAATTCCAGTACCTCCGCCTCCAAGATGAACTCCATTTAGTTGGCTTACCTGTTTTTCAATTGTATTTTCCATATTAAGAGTCTCCATACTGCATAGCTTTTAATTTATCAAAATGTGCATCACAAAGAGGCACTTGATTGTATATATTGTCGTATAGATGGGTAGCTGTTTGTTTGCAGCGAGCTATCACACAGCATCCTTCTTGGGACTGTGCCATTTCTGCATCATTTTTTATTCTATACATAATGATTAATTATACCATTTCAAGTTGCTGGCAGCGAACGCATACATCATAAGTCTTTCCTGTAAAGGGACACGATCCAGCTCTATGAAAATTATGTCCTTTTGCCCTACAAACTATTTTTTTAATCATTTGATGCATAAACTTTAAACCTTTTTTTAAGTCGTCGCCATTTACCGTATTGTCCTGGCTCCCTCATGCCCCTATACATTTGACCAGTCTCTAAATCTATTAATAGCCATTTAGAAGGACATTTGCTATGTATAGTGAGGTCTGTAGCATTTGGATACTCTTCCGCCTGCTCCCCAGTAATTAGCTCCCTAATATTATAGCCCCAAGTCTTCTATTTTATCTATCTGGTGATCGATAGAACTGATTATGTCTATTTCTAGATCAGATGAACTATTTTTTGTTTGACACATCTTTCTTTGGATGATTAGGCTTATAGTCATCAAGAATAGCTTTTACCGTTCCATCTTTTCTAAGCCTAACTATCTTACCATCTTTAATTTGAGTTGCATTAAATGGAAAACTGCCTCTTCGTTGTCCAGAAGACATTATACTTTCTTTCTTCCAGTTTTTTTATTTTGTTTTGGCAGAAGACTTGTCTCTCTTCTTATTCCATGTTTATTTGTATCTATTCTTAAGGTGCTTTTTTTATTATTTATGCCAGACTTAAATTTACCCTGCGAAGGATTTTTTTTAGTAGCATCATTAGAGGTAACTGTATTTTCTGACACTATATAACCTTTTTTGGATCAAAACTACCAGTCCAATATCCTTTTGACATTGAATCTTCTTCAAGAGGAAGAGATTCGATTTGTGTACACATTTTCATTGGTTTACCAATAAGCCAAGGTGTTTCTTCCCACAAACCGCTCTCTTCTTCCTGCTCAAATTTTCTAATTAAAATAGCTGGATCTTCTGCAGAAGCTTCAACGGCATACTCTGACTCTTTAACTCCGAGCATACCTTCAGTCATTACATGTTCTACACGACCAGCAATGATATCTTCATCATCTGACGTAACAACAAAAGAACCTTCTTTTATTGCAGCTTTGTTTAATGTTTCAACTATTCTAAATTTTTTGCTCATTTAATTTGAATTTCCTTTTACGGAATTTGATGTTACAACATTGCGATCAGTAGCAGACTCTCTTTGAGTCTCTTCTGTGCTTTCACATCCACATTCTTTACACATTATTGATTACCTTGATCTGATACGTCCTGGACATTAACATCTTTAATTCCAGTTTCGCTGCCAACCATTTGGCATCCACATTCAACACACATTATTTACAGTTCTCGCAATCTTTAACTGCACATGGATTTGCTCCACGTGTATCTCTCGTGCATGTCGCCTTTTTAACTGGTGCAGCGGGTGCTACAGGTGCAGCGGGTGCTACAGGTGCAGCGGGTGCTGCTACTGTCTGCTCTTCCATTTTACTTACCGCCGTTGCCTACGCCAGCACCGTCTTGTGAAGACTTATCTTCTGCTGATGGCCAAGAAAGTCCTGCCCCAAAAGATCCACCAGAAGCTGGTGATTGTGATGCTGCAGGCCATGGTGTTGTTCCTGCTGGCTTAGTATTATTAAAGCCGTCTAAATTTTGTCCTTCTGACATTTTATTACTCCTATAGGTTTTATTTAAGCGGGTCTAGAAGTCCGCTTATCAGTCAATTATATCATTTTTTGTATTTTTTACTATAACAGTCCCTACATACCTGAATTATTTTAGTCTCTGTAGAGGTAATTCTTTCGGCTGGCTCATTACAGCCATCCATTTCACACTTGTCTAGTATATCCATTAATTTACTTTATTGCCGAATTTGGCCCATACTCTTTCGTGGATATAGTAGCCCAAAGCTTCCCAGGCTATATAGCCCAAGGCTCCAAAAGTAGCATATTCATATTCAACTTCGCCAGTTATTGCATATGTTACAACTGAAATTATTCCAGCAACACCTATAAGGTGAAATGTTTCCCAACTAAGGGTTTTCAATAAACTTTTTTTATTTGATTCCATTATAGGGCCTGCTGAGGCTTTCCGCTTCCGCCAGTTTTCTTGGCTGGTGCCTTCTTGGCTGGTGCCTTCTTGGCTGGTGCCTTCTTGGCTGGTGCCTTCTTGGCTGGTGCCTTCTTGGCTGGTGCCTTCTTGGCTGGTGCCTTCTTTTCTGTCATTTCTATCTCCTCTAATTTTTCTAATAGAATTTTTTGATAATCCTCAACTGTTGGAAAACCAAACCATTTTTTTATTTTTCTTAACATGCTTTTTCTTTATCCTCTAACTTTCTTATAACAAAACCTAAAACATCTTTAGGCTTCCACTCGTAAGGGAATTCTATTCCTTGCAATTCATTTATTAATTCACGTAAAACTTTTTGTTTTATTATGTGAAAATGATCCCATTCCATATTATTTAATTGTATCATATTATAAACAAACAATCAATAAGATGGTGGGCAATTAAATTGCAAAGAAGCCCTTGCTCCAGTAACTGAGACCTCATGCCACATTCCTTGTGGGAAAAATATTAAATCTCCCTTTTCCACAAAAAATGTCTCTTTATATGAAATATCATTGCTTCCAAGTCTTTTATCAGATAGGGTCCAGGTAGCAGTTCCTTCGCAATGTAAAGAAAGTCCGTCCCATTCGTCTATGTGGCTGCCGTTTTGGTATGGCCCTATACAAATTTTTGGACCTACTAAGCTTGTTTTAATATTACATTTTTCTTCAAATATTTTGACTAAATCTTCTATGTTTTTAAAATATTTTTTTATGCTTGATTGAGATAACTGAAGTGGTGTTATAAATAGATGTTGACCAATTATAACTCTTCCCTCTAATCTTTCTACAAACTTGCCTTCTCCTAAACTTTTACTACGTATTTCATTTTGCTCTTCAATAATTTTCACTATTTCTTGGTCTGTTGGCTCTTGATATTCACCATAAACACAATCTAAAACATTTTGCCAATTAGGTACAAATTCTTCTTTTAAAAAATTTTTAAAAAATACCCCAATGTTATTTTTTTTAGCATAATCTATTTTATTTTTTATTTCTTGATAATCATAATTTATCATTTTAATTCCTTAACTTAAACGGGGCGATATTTCTACCGCCCCGTTTAATAATAGATTACTTAACTAAAGCAACCTTTGCTTTTGGATTTTTTGCATTCCAAGAACGTGCTAATTTATTAAAAGCAGCCTTTAGGTCTGCAATTGACTTATCTGAAGCAGCCTTAGCAGCAGCAGCGTCTGATGTTGCCTTAGCAATTGCATCAGCAAGAGCTTTGTCAGCAGCAGCCTTCGCAATTACTGCTTCAGCCTTAAGCTTAGCAACTTCTGCGTTAGCAGTAACTAGATCAGCAGCAGCTTTAGCAGCAGCAGCGTCAGCAGCAGCCTTTGCGGTTGCAGCAGCGGTTGCAGCAGCGGTTGCGTCAGCAGCACGTGCTGCCTTTTCAGCAGCAAGATCTGCCTGTACCTTTGCTAATTCTGCAGTTAGATCACGAACTGTGACCTCTGCATAAGGAGCAAGTGTACGTACTGGCAATCCAACAACATCTGCAGACTCTCCATCTGTAGCAGTTGTCAACGAGAATTCTACTAGAGAACGAGTTGAAGCTGTTGGAAGAGTTAGCTTAAATGTTGCAACTCCAAAAGTTGCTAGGGTTGCACCAGTGGTTGCGGTTGAGGTTTCAAGAGTTCCTCCTGAGCCAAATACACGGCCAGTAATAGATTTTCCTGACACCTTGTTTCCGAAAACATCTGTAGCAGTTACTGTAATTGTCTGGACAGTTCCAGCAGCGCCACTTGCAGGTGCAGAGACGGCTAGAGTATTAATCTTACCAACTGTTCCCTGAACATAATATGTAAGTGTAGTTCCCTGATTTGTTAAAACCACGGTACCAATTGCTGTCGTTTTAGTATATACATAAAACGTTGCAGTTGTTCCTGTTCCAGTGGCAATTGTCAGAGATGATGATCCTGACGATGCAGTTACTGGTGCAGCAGATGAGTGTAGCGCCGAAACAATTGTAGCATTAGTAGCAGTTGCAGTTACAGATGTTCCTGTATCTACAGTTGCGATAATACGCAATACATCAACAGCATTAACTTCATTATCTGAAGGAACTGTTAATTGTGCTGGTGTAGCAATATCGGAAGCAGTTGTATTAGCTGTACCGAAAGTTGCACCAGTCGCAAGAGCAACTGTCATTGGCGCAGCACTTGCAGGTGTTGCAATAAGTGTACCCATAGTCATGGCTGCAACCACGGCTAGAGCGATTTTCTTGA